CTTGACAGGCATCGTAGAGGTCTTGGGTCACAACACTTCTATCGCCAACTGTGGCTGTAAAGTCTTCATACTCTTGTTTGCCTGCTTTGGTTCTTCTATCTACTTTAGGCGCAACCACAAATTCATCATTGAAGACGTGTGGTTCTAAAAATAAACAATGTTGCAATCTACCCTCAACAAAGAAAGAAGCTTCGCTGTCAGGCTTGTCTTCATACTTCCAAGTGTATGGGTCCTTCATGAAAGATGTTAGGTCGTGTGACCTGATAGCATCCANTTCATTGTATTGTGGAAAAGGCATGTCTGTATAAACACCCTCTTGTATCTTCTCTACTTCTTTTGGTTTAAATTGAATTATATTAGTCATAATAAAATGGGCTGTTGAACCCGTACGATTAGGAGTCGTTAATATGAAAAATAAACAGACTCAACAGCCAAACTTTTAAAAGGGTAGGTCGTCCTCAGTCAATTCAGATTTTGGTGGGAACATTTCCTCTTTATCTTCATTCAATGATTCTAAAGATGCAAAGTCACCTGAAGCTCCTGAAGCTGCTTTGCTATCTCTAGCTTTGACTTCAAAAGAATCATCAATCTTAGATTGGACCCATGCAGGTAAATCTACCCATGCACCAATCATCTCTTTATTGCCTGCAACATATTCATCTATGTCAAAAGCAATCTGCTCATTTACAGTAGGTACTTTTTTAGCACCACCGTCAGGACTATAAACAGCAATCACTTTGGATTTGCCTGTCTTGGTTTCACCGATATCTATATCACAAGTCACGCCTAACACATTGGTTAGGTTGAAGCCTTTAAGCTCTTCATCGGTAAATTGTTTTTTACGCCATGCGCATAAGTCTTTNTACAATGCAGCTTTCTCATTTAAAGATAGCGTGTATTGTTTCATGATAGAAAAAGGTTGCCCGTCTTCCATCTTCGCATCGTTAAGTTCCCAGTAAATAAATATACTGTGTCTTTTTTTGGTTTCACCCTCGTAAGTTTCCTCATGAGTACCCACATCTACCAGTCTAAAACATGTAGCATTGTGCATACCTTTTGGTGCTTGTTCGAAGTTACCTCCACCTGATTCACTAATTGTTAGTGCCATATTACTCTCCTCATTAAAAATAATTATAAAAGTTCTTGTTATCTCCCTCACATTATTCTATATTGTAAGGTATTCAATAGAACATAATATACAAGTTTAGATGAGAGGGCAAGTATGGGAATAAAAAATATACAGGGAAGCACCAAAGACTTTGAAAAACCGCTTACCAACGAGGCGATTTACAGTTTTGAAAGCTTCTTAGAATCACATGGATTCGAGACAAAAGAACCACTAGAAACAAATCCAACCAAACCACAGAGGGCATATACTAATGTTAATAACAAAAGAGCTTTGTCAGGCTATTATGCTTTCTATGATAATTACGGCACGCCTGTTGGCTTTGCCTCTGATTATCGAACCGGGCAAACGCATAACTTTAAATTATCAGGAAGGAAGTCGACCAAGACTAATACTGAAGCACTTGAACGATTTAAAGAAGAAGCAAGATTAGACCAAGAACAAAAATGGCTGAAGGTATCAGAAAAAGCCAAAATGATTTGGGATGTAGCACTGCCCTGCGACTCTCATCCGTACTTACTTAGTAAGGGTGTTGCATCCCATTCTCTTAGAGAGCATAAAGGAAAGTTAATTATTCCTATTATGGATGAGACAGGTAAGCTGTGGAGCTTACAGATGATTGATACCAGTGGCGACAAACGATTCCTAAGCGGCGGTAAGACTGGCGGTGGTTTCTATTTAATAGGCACCAAGTTATTAAAAGAAGCAACAAAGGTTGGTATAGGTGAGGGTTATGCCACTTGTATGACGATTTACCAAGAGAAACAGATACCTATGATAGTCTGCTTTAACGCAGGCAACATGCTCAGTGTTTCAAAAAAACTATCGGATGCACTACCTAATAAAGAATTTATTATCTATGCAGATAACGATGAGAACAATATAGGTCAAGACAAAGCCATTGCAGCAGCACAAATAACTAATGCAGAAGTGGTCATGCCTGAAGAAGAAGGGATGGACTTCAACGACCAAATGGCAATCAGTGGTGAGCTGATAGAAAAGAAAGTCGATGTCCCTGAGCTTGTAGAGTTCGACAAAACTGCAAACGGCAGAATCATGGCTACCACAGATAACTACCACGCACTTATGCAAAGCCATGGTATTAATTGTCATTACGATGTTATTAAAAAACGCATCGACATAGACATACCTAACTTTAATCCTATTGCTGATTTAAAAGATGAAGCACTCTTAGTTGAGGTTGAAAACCTATGTATTAAGAACTTCGTACCCCATCAAAGGGTCAGGGATGCAATGAAAATTATAGCTAAAGAGGTCAACCCGGTAGCACAATGGATAGACTCTAAGCCTTGGGATGGAATCAGCAGNGTAGATGACTTTTGCAATACAGTCAGCAGTAAAGANAAAGAANTAAAGAACATGCTNATGAGGAAATGGTTACTGTCATGTGTGGCAGCAGCTTTTGAAGAGGGTGGTGTGGCACTAGAAGGACTCTTGGTGTTCCAAGGCTCACAAGGACTCGGTAAGACATTATGGTTCAAACGCTTGGCGGACTTTAACAAGGGATGGCTGTGTGAAGGTGCAACGCTTGACCCTAAGGACAAAGACTCAGTAAAAAAAGCAGTCAGTCACTGGATAGTGGAGCTAGGCGAACTTGAATCTACCTTTAAGAAGGCAGACATCAATCAGCTAAAAGCATTTATCACATCAAGGTCTGATGAAATGAGACTGCCATACGATAGAAGCTTTACCAATTACCAAAGGCGCACAGCTTTCTTTGCATCGGTCAACGAGCCTGAGTTCTTGATGGATGGTAGTGGTAATCGTAGATTTTGGTGTATCAAGGTCACAGACATCAATCCCCATCACGGCATAGATATGCAACAGATGTGGGCAGAGGTTAAACAAACCATTTACCAACCGGGAGTCAAGAACTGGTATCTAACCACAGAAGAAAGAGAGATGCTCCAAGAATCTAACGAGGGTTTCAGGACGCAAGGCGCAGTCGAGGATTTATTACTGCAACATGTGGACTTCAAGGCACTGGATGATAGTAAAGAGGCATGGCAACTCACAGCATTATTAAGGTCACTGGGTATACGCAATCCTCGCAACATAGATTTCAAGGATGCAAGTAGAGTATTAACTGACCATGGCATAGAGCCTAGAAAGACAAACGGCAAGAAGGTATATGATGTCTGCTTGACGGATATGCCTGAAGAAAAGAATGTATGGGATGAATCACCATTTTAATAAGGAACAAACATGAGACCACAATCGGCAAAACAAAAGGGTAGACTCTTACAGCAGAAGTTCAGGCAGATGCTCGTGGACTTACTGGGACTGGACGAAGAGGACTTGGAAAGCAGACCTATGGGGTCACAAGGTGAAGATATCATCATGGGCAAGCAGTCCAGAGAGGTGTTTCCCTACAGCATTGAATGTAAGAATCAGGAGGCATTGAATGTGTGGAAGTCTTATGACCAAGCGCAAACAAATTGCAAAGGGTACGAGCCATTATTGGTGATAAAACGAAATAGAAGTAAGGTGTTGGTTGTCTTGGATGCAGAGCATTTTGTTAAGCTGCATCTTGACTCTGATAGCACAGGGTAGGGCAGGGCATGGCAAATAGACCAACATTTAAGAGTTATGTGTTAAGAGTGAGGGACAGGGTATGCAGAGGAGAGACTAATACCCTGTTGCTCACCCTGACCGTGAGACCCCATGGCTACGCTGTTTAGGTGTGCTTTAGGGTATAGGGTATAGTATATATAATAATAATAATATATATATAATATAGGTGTAGGTATACATATATGGTATGGCTTTTATACAACTATTAGGTGTTAGGGAAAGCTTACCCTCTACCCTCTGCCCTGATGGATATAATATAAGGAATGGATATGGCTGAATACAAGAAGAAGAAAGGAAAGAACGCACCTGATAAACCATTGGTTAATAGACCCAGTGCTTTTGAGGGAGACCCGGAGTTTGAGCTGACAGATATGCAGTCTGCATTTGTATGGCATTATGTGAATGACAATTGCACGCAGACCGAGGCGGCTAGAAGAGCAGGCTTTGAGTTTCCTGCTCAAGCTGCAACTAGGTTTCTCAATGGTAAAGACTATCCCAATGTACTCAAAGCCATCAAGGTTGGTAAGGATGAGCTTGCTCATAAGTATGCAATTACTCCTGAGAAGACAGCCAAGATGCTATGGCAGATAAGCGAAGAGGCATATAACAAAGGGCAGTTCAACGCATCGGTCTCAGCATTGCGTGAGCTGAATGAACTGGCAGGCCTGAAGATAAAGAAGACAGAGAATCTCAATATCACAGCGAACTTGGATAACATGAGCCACAAGGATATAGAAGGACGACTCAAAGAGATATTCGGTGGCGATATCATAGATGCACAGTATGACGATGTATGACGGAACCACAGTAGTTGGTGAAGAAGGACTAAAACAATGGTTTGAAAAGTATGGATGTGAAAGTGTTGCATAATACGGAAACCATAGGAAATACAACTTTACATTGTGGTGATTCCAATACAATAATTAATGAACTAAAAGACCAATCTGTTGACATTGTTGTTAGTAGTCCACCTTATAATATAGGTAGGAATTATGGGTTATATCAAGATAAAAAAATAGATTACCTTGACTGGCAAACATCTTTTTGGAATATGGTATTCACTAAGATGAAAGATGATGGCCATGTGTTCTTAAACATACAACCTTCAAGAAAGAATCCTCTTTGGTGTTATCAACTTGTATCACAATTAGATTGGAAGGTGCAAAACACTATTATTTGGAATAAAAGAATAGAAATAGATGGGTATGTCAGAGGACAGGGAACTACATCACAAAGTAAAAAATATGTATGTAATGGATGGGAATATGTGTTTCATCTAACAAAAAAAGGTGAGACTGAAATATCACAAAAAGACAGTGGTGTTGGTTATCATCCACAATGGGCAGAAGAAAATGCCAAAAGATTTGGCAAAACATGGAGACCCACTGTAAACTCTTGGCACATACCTTATGAAACAGTTGGTCATGGGTCAATCAGTAAAGACTCAATGAAAGGTAAACACCCTGCGATATTTCCCAAAAAACTAGTTGAAAAATGCATTAAAGTAAGTGGATTAAAAAGTGGTGTATTGTTAGAACCATACTTAGGAACTGGAACAACTTGTATTGTTGCAGAAGAACTGGGATTTGAATCAATTGGTATTGATATAGACTCTAGTTATGTTGAATTTGCAGGTAATAAACTTAAAGAGACACTTGACAATGCTACCACAAAAAAGGTATACTAACAGTATAAAAAATTGAAAAGGAAAATTATGAATATATGTGACTACCAATCCCCAACCTATGAATCATCTTGTTTTAAAGGAATACCTATTATCTATAGATATCATCCTAAGATAAGGAAGATAATGAAATCAAGGTTATTCTCTGTAAAGTACAGAGGCAAATCTAAAGCAGGTTATGTTAGACCACAAGAACATTGTCATAAACATGGTGCAGATACTTTTGCAATCTATCCTTATTCATCTTATCCCGAATACAGTGAATTGAGAAAGTCTTTCCACCATGACCCATATGGTGATTATAGGACTTATATAAACAATTTAAGATGTGAAATGGAACAACAACTCATTAAACTTCTATGAAAAACACTTGACAATGCCATGCAAAAAAGAGTATACTAACAGTATGGAAAATAAAGAAATAAAAAGAATCTTCGTTGATATGGACGGAGTATTGGCAGATTTCAACACTGGTGTTGAAACTTTAACAGGGAGAGAGTTCCCTAATACCGACCAAGGTCATAACGACTATGACGAAAGGAAGGAAGAATTAACTAACAAGAGACTGTTCAGAAACCTACCACCTATGCCAGACATGTATGACTTAGTTGCATATATAAGACATACAGGACTTCCTTGGGAAATCCTAACTGCTGCAGGTGTTATCAACAGAGAGTTGGTAGTGTTCGACAAGAACGAATGGATAAGAGAACACGTGAGTCCTTCAGTGGTAGTCACTTGTACTATGACTGGTAGTCAAAAAGGTATGTTTGCAATCAAGGGGAGTGTCCTCATTGACGACAGACAGAAGAACCTTGATGCTTGGGAAGAACACGGTGGAATTGGTATCTTACACACTAGTGCAGAAGACACCATTAACCAACTAAAGGAGTTAAGAAAGTAAACTAACATGAAATTCGAAAATAGGGGAGACCATATCGGTGTCTTTCATGATGCAATATCTGATAGAATCTGCAATTATATTCTTGATAATTACAAATATTATGAAGAGGGTGGATGGACTACACATAGAAGAGAATATGATGGTGGTCTTGCAATTGATAAATCTGATAGAGCTGCAACCTTTGGTGCAATTTCACAAAGACCCCAATACAATAGATTAAGAGCAGAAAGAGAAGGATTCTTCTTTGACATTCTTAACAATGACCTTTTCCCTGCATATAAACATGCATATAGTTTAAGAGAGGATGTTGATGTCTTTAGTTTTGATGGAAAGATACAGAAGACCGAAAAATCTGAGGGGTTTCATCAATGGCATTATGAGGCAGATGGCCCACGGACAAGACATAGAGTTCTTGCATGGATGTTATATCTAAATGACATCGAAGAAGGTGGAGAAACAGAATTTCTATATCAGAGTTGTAGATTTAAACCAAGAAAGGGAACTGTTTTGATATGGCCTGGGCAATTCACACATATGCATCGTGGAAACCCACCTTTGAATGAGACTAAATACATATGTACAGGATGGGGAGAATATTACAATGAATAAATTGAAAGAACAATTAATACTTTTTTGGAGATGGATATTTTCAGAAGAGTATGAGATAACCGTTTACCGTCAACAGGGGTTGCAGGGAAACATGTATAAGTCAGTTTATACAGCAAAGAAACTTCTAATTCAGAAGGAAAAACACTTAAAGTTCAGAGATTGGGATACCAAGAAGATGGTAGAGATTCGTTCATCCAGTGGACTGGACTACAAGATTGAGGAGAAATAATGAATCAATTTTTTATAGCAATTATACTGGTACTTGGATTAAGTTCTTGGTATCTGTTTAATGAAAATCAAACACTCACTGCAAACAATATGAAACTTGAAGGTGCAGTAGAAGAACAGAAAAGAACAATGGTTGCAATGAAGGAGTCATTTGAGAAACAGGGTCAATCCTTGTTAAACATGACTCGTAAAGCAGCTCAAGCAGAAACAGAGAAAGCAGAATATCTTGCAATTTTCTCTAGACATAATTTAGACTTACTTGCACTGAAGAAGCCAGGCATGATTGAATTGAGGTTCAACAATGCAAGTGAATTAGTAATGGAGGGATTGGAAAATGATACAGAAGAACTTTATAAGCTTACTGTGCCTGACACTACTGATTAGTAGTTGTTCACTTATACCTACAAGAGGTATTGAAATTAACAGCACACCAGTTAAGATAGACATCTTACAACCCGACTTACCTCGACCAGTAGAATTGACTGCACCAAAATGGTTTGTAGTATCAGAAGCAAAGATTGTTAATCCTTGTAGAAAGACAATCAAGTTTGACCCACCAAAGTTTAATGACGAAGGTGTAGAACAACTCAAAAGACCTAAGACATGTGAGTTATCGGAAAGAGAGAATCCCGAGTGGCCAGAAGGTTATACATATCTTGATAGATTCTTGGATGAAATGAAAACACAAAACAATGGTGATGTGTTATTTGTTGCAACAACTGTTGGTGATTATAAAGTCATGGCAGAAGACATGCAAGAGTTAAAAAGATACATCAAACAAATTGGTGAGGTTGTAATCTATTATCGTAATGTGACCATCAATGATGAAGATGCAGTCGGTGTTAAAGTCAAAAAGAAGTGAAACCAATAACTGATATCAACAGGGCAAAATGGTCTCCTGCACCCACAGCAGAGTTGTTGGAACTATTCCCAACTACAATGTTAAAAGGTGAGTTTGACTTACCACATGGTGTTATTGCAGAGGACTGTCGTAGATTAGTTGCAGAAGTTAGGAGAAGATATCCTAATGACTCTGCAAGGAACTACACCACTTACTTTGACGAAGACCTAAGAGAAGAGACACATCAATTGCCATGGTTTACTGATTTTAGTAATACTGCAAAAGATACTTACATTGCATACATAGAATCACAATACAACATAGAAGTCAGAAACATATGCAGAAATGATATACACTTATTTGCATGGATAAGTGTTTATAATTCACCACATCATCATCCAACACATAATCATGAACATTGTCATGTCAGTGGAACTTACTATGTTCAATGTGAGAGAAACCAACAACCAATTAAATTTTTGAATCCAAGTCTCCTTGCAACTGCAAATTTACGAGCAGTATCGAATCCCCAAGAACAAGTGAGACCCGACATGACAGTCATTGGGTCAGATGGACATCAACAAGAAGTACACTTTCATAATCAGACAGGTGAATTTTTGCTATGGCCCTCCTATCTACAACATGAAGTTCCAGCACATACTAATGGAGATGTTGATACCTATGAGAGAATTGCAATATCATTTAATTTCAAATACAATGAACCCATTACAGATAACATGACTGGAACAAACCTACATTACGGAGAGGTGCTAACAGGTGAATAAGACATTTATATACGATGAGTTGTTTGCAGTCAACCCAAAACTAGAACATGAGTTTGATGGACTAACAATTACTATTCGTAATTTCTATGAGAACCCACAAGATATACATGACTTCGTAATGAATCGTCAGTTCCCTATGTGGAAATATAGCACTGAAAGACAATCAAAGAATGGTATTGAATACAATGACTGTAGAATTGTAGATAAGATAGGACATCCTACAAGAAAGTATTTTGCAGACTTCGATAGAATACAAAACATATGCAGACAATACTATTGGAAAGGAAATTATGACTGGACAAAGTTGCATGAGTTCAACTGTTTCCAAACCATAACAGAGTTTGATGCCAAGATGCAACACTATCCACATATAGATTCTACCTTTGACACCCCCGACCACTTATCAACACTTAACATGCTTGTATATTTGGATAAACATCAGAGTGGTGGAACTGCAGTTTATAGAGGTGAGTGGATAACCAACGAAGAACACTTAGGTGTTCTGTATCCAGTAGAAGAAACCTTTGAGGTAGAACGAATCATCCCTGCAGAGTTTAACACTTGTGTTATATTTCCAGGCAATAGATTGCACGGTGCATGGATTGACGACTACACTAAATATTCAGAAGAAAACTGGAGAATATCACAAGTCCAGTTTCTAAAACCAGCATAGGAAAAATTATGAATCCATTTGAAATACACATAACAAGAGACGTTATAGACCCTTCAACAATTGAGGGCATTCTTGACATATTTGATAAAGAAGAGGTTGAACAGGTCACACATACTGATAAGGGAGTATTCCCAGTAGTAATAGGTAAATCCAATTCAATTCTAAAATATCATGATGGAGATAGAGAAATTTTGCTATGTCAGTCAAGTGATGATTCGGGTGTATTCCTAAAGGTCGTTGATTGGGTCAGAGAATTTGTCCATCCGACACAAGATTTTGACAAGGTTGATGAGTGGAGAATAATATCATATCCACAAGGGTCAACACAAAACTGGTCAAAGGAAGATGATGATTCTGTATTCACGGGAATAGCAATCATCGAGTTATGCAATGATTACAAGGGTGGAAACCTAATCGTTGACAATAACGTAATTGTAATGGAAGAGGGAGATGTTATTCAATTCAATAACCCCTCTCAAAGAAATTACGGAATGCCACCAATAATGGATGGTGAAAGGTTAGTCTTAGAGTTATGGTATAGTCCATTTGAAGATAAACCCGAAGAAGAAATACAGGAATCTAGTGGTAAATCATACCAAAAGGTTCAAATTAAAAGTTAGTTTATGGAACTCTTTACACTAAGGTGTTCTGTTTGTAATGAGAAGGTGATTATCCAAGAGGTCAAATACCACTCTGCTGACAAACAATACATTTTCTGTGGTGTAGAATGCAGTCATAAACATTATATGGAAAAAAGAAATGAGAAAACAAATAACAATACTTAAAATATTAACATCACTAACTGCAGGTATTCTGTTTTTAGAACTAGTGCAGGTGTTTGTATAATGCCTATCAAATATGCAAAAACCCAAGTCACTGTTGAAAGAGGAACAGGTAGGAAAACGACAAAGAACTTCTACATGCATATGGAGAAGATAGAAGACCTTATTGCAGAATACAATAAGACACAAGGTGTCAAAGGTAAAGGTAAACTAAGACAAAAGGTTAAAAACGAACTTGTCAGAAGAGGTGGAGTGGTATTTGTGGAGAAAGAGAATGAAACCTCTCTCATCTAAAAAGATACAACACTTTCCCGATTGGGAATCACAACCAATAAATGGTGAAACATTTTCACCATTCGGGCCAACTGTATATCTCGGAAAAGTACATGACGAATTTATAGATGAGTTGAATACACATATCACAAACCTAAATGCATCGGATGATGCAACAGATGTAAAAGGTCAACTTGCAGGTAGAGTTGAGAAACAACTCTTTCTACAGGACTTGATATCTGATAAGTTAGAAGGACATATAAGACAACATATCGTAAACTTCACTAACCAACAGAACATGGGAATGGAAGAACAGCATATAGTATCTGAAGCAGTTTGGTGCAATTGTGCATCAGCAAGAGATTTCAATCCAAGACACCAACATACAGGTAATTTCTCTTATGTTATCTACACCAAAAACACTGTAGACCCTACAGATGTTGTCAACAACCCGTATGATAATGCACATGGTGACGACCCTAGTATTGCAGGTAATATAGAGCTACACTATGGTGAATCAATGTTTATGAATCAATCAAGATTTATGCATACACCAGTAGAAGGAGACATCCTAGTCTTCCCTGCATGGTTACAACATTCAGTATATCCATTCTATTGTGATGGAGAAAGATGGAGTGTTGCAGGAAACTATAGGTTTGCCACTTGGGAGGAACTTAACCCACCACAAGAAACAGACTAGTGTACGGGATTAAGAACATGAAGACCGATGAATGGGTCGGTCTTTACATGCATATACCTAAGACTGGTGGAAGTCGACTGAGAAATTCCATATACGAACAATTGGATACAGGTGATTACGACTGTTTCTGTACTCAAATGTCTAAGGTATTACCTATCAATCAGAGAACCCTCGACTCACTCAATGTCGATGGACTAGCACATCTAACCTTAGACCAAGCATTTCAAGTATTCCCAACACTGGATGATTGGATAACAGAGAACAACATAGATGTCTTCACCATTACTCGTAATCCCTATGAGAGATTTGTATCGTGCCTTAGGTTTCTACCTACTATGATGCAACATGGAATAGACAAGGGAGATAAGATACCAAGATATGGTGGAAGTATGACACCCAGTGAATTTCATGCAATTGTAACTACGAGTTTGTTTCGTCAGCAAAGTGATTGGATAAACAGAGATGGTACACCTTACACTAGAGTGTTACATTTAGATGAAATTACGGGTAAGTCAAATGTTCACATCACAGAAAACCTATACTGTGATTTCAGTAAAACGGATGGGTCAACGGAACAAGTTGCAGAACATATTCATAAGAGTTCCTATGTCATTCCTAAATTCACACTGGATGAAGAGACAAAGAAATTCGTGCAATGGTTATGGGCTGACGACATCAAAAACCCTCTAGTCAGATAGACATATCTGTTGTATAATATATGGTTAGGAGGTATATTATGAAAAATATACTATTAGGACTATTTGTCCTATCAACGTCTGCATTTGCAGATATAAATGGAAGCATTGGTTATTCAAGTGACTATATGTGGAGAGGTGTCAGTCAATCGGCAGGTGCATCATCATTAAACGCAGGTATCGAATTGGATTCTAACGGATTCTTTGTTGGTGCATGGGTAGGTGAGGTGGACTTCGGTGACGAAGCAACTCAAGAGAGAGACCTATATCTAGGATATAACTTAGATGTCATGGACAATTTAGACGTTCAGTTGGGTCTCATTCAGTATCGTTATGACAAAGGTGATTACGATACAGTAGAAGAGGGATTTGTAAAGGTAGGATATAATAGTCTAACCCTTTCATATTTCTTAGATACGGATACTGAAAATGACTATGCACATATATCATACGATTTATGGTTTGTGAATGGTGTTGATGCGAGTATTGGATATGGATATCATGGTGAGGACGATGACTTCTCTACATTGACTATATCTAAAGATATCAATAACTTTACACTAAGTGCAATGGTTATGTTGGATGAAGCTTTCGAGAATCAAACAACTGATTCAGTGTCATTCGGTTTATCTTACAATCTGTAGGATAGCTCATGTTTGGGATACGTAATAAAAAGACCCGAGAGATTCTTGCGTTTTTTATGCATATCCCAAAGACTTCGGGGTCTCACATTATTCAACAAATACAAGATTCAAGTGATGATTATGATATTATCAATATACGAATGATGTATGATGAGGATAATGGTGAACTCCGAAAGTCTATTGGTGGTCATGCAGACCCACGTCATGAACACTTTCCAATAGAGAACCATGCACACCTTACACTAGACCAAGCATTCTGTCTCTATCCCAAATTAAAAGAATACATAAACACTCATAACATAGACGTGTTTACTATTATCCGTGACCCTTATGAAAGATTTGTATCACAAGTCAGATTCATTCCGTCACTCATGATATCAGAT